TGGGCCGGTCGAACCGGGCGGGCCCGGGACGGTGCTGTCGGCACCCGCAGCGCCGGGTGCTCCGGCCGTGCCTGTCGCCCCGGTCGCACCTGTCGCTCCTGTCGGCCCGGCGGGGCCTGTGGGGCCGGCGGGCCCGGTGGGGCCGGTGGGGCCGGGCGGGCCGGTGCCGCCCCCGCCGCCGCTGCCGCCGCTCGAGTCGACGCGGATCACCCCCGGATCTACTTCGGTGACGGTGAGGCCGTCGCCGAACTCGACCTGGTTGAACTGGCCAGGCATCAGCCGCCGCCGGTGTCGCCGGCGATCTTGTCGACGGCGATGCACGCGTAGCAGCCGCCGAGCGTGAACCCGCCGTGGCTTGCGGCGAGGTTGTCGATCTCGAGCGTGAACGGGCTCGGCCCGCCGCTACCGGAGTTGGTGTCGTTGTTGACGATCACGCGTTGCATGAAGATCGCCTGCCAGAACCCGCCGGTCGAGCTCGTCGGCACGTACGTCATGTACTGCCCTGACTGGTCGGGGCCAGCCCATTCGTCGTTGACGAGGTTCACGAACTGGTAGGGGATCGCGAACTGCCACGGGTTCGTGACAGCGGCACTCGCGTTCGCGGTGAGGCAGCAGTAGAAGTTGTAGGTCCCGATCGCGTGGACGCCGAGCCCGTAGACGCCCTGGAGGTTCCCGCCGGTGTACTGGTCGAGCGTGAACGTGGCGGTGTCATTCGTGACCAAGGGCAGGTTCGAAGTGGGGAAGTTGATGAACCCGATCCCGCCCGCAGCGAGGGTCGCCGCGCCCGCGTTCCGCCACCAGAACAGCCCGTCGGTGACGACGAGGTCGACGTGCGAGATCGTCGCCGCGCCACCACCACCGGATCCGCCGCTGCCGACGTCGTCCCAGAGGAACAGGGTGGGGTCGGCGCCACCGGGGCCGTGGTCGCGGCCGTGCAACACGGGGCGGTCTCTCATGACGGCGGCGGCGGGAACATCGTCACGTCGGTGAAGAACGCGACCGGTGACAGATCCAACGTGAGGGTGACGTCGTCCATCGTCGGGTTCAGCGCCTGCACGGTCTCGTGGACGCCCTCGACGTAGAACTGTGCGTCCAAGTCGCTGGTGCCGCCGAAGCCGCCACCGCCGGGGGAGCCGACGGTGATGTCGACCCTGTCTGAGATGTCAACCTTGGAGAGGAGATGCCAGGTCGCGCCCGCGCTCGGCGCGGTCGTCGCGATGGAGCGGAACCCGCACGCCGTGACCCGGTTCCGCGGCTGCGCATAATTCGTGACGTAGTACTCGGCGAAGCGGTGGGTTTCGGTGAGGTCGTCGGCCCCGTCAACGAGGCTCGCCTTCACGATCAGGTTCTCGGCCGTCCAGGCGCGGATCCCGCGGAGCCCGACCGAGGTGGCGTCGACGACAAGCTGGCCGCTGATCTCGGCCGGCGTGAGGTCGACACCTGACGCTGCCCGTGAGGGTGTCGCGTACGCCTGGTTGATCACCTTCGACAATCCACGGTTGAACGCGAACTCCCTGAGGTGCGCCGTCGTCGACGGGGCGGCCGTAACGGCGGCACCGTCGCCGGCGTGGAGGTGCGACCAATCCCACTCGTCGCTAACACCGGCGCCGGCGAGCACACCGGCCGGGTCGAACTTGGCGTAGCGCCCGTGGAACACGAGGCGGCCGTACCGGTCGACGTACACGTTCGAGACGCCGGGGAACTCCGCATCAGCTACTTCCTGGATCGCCGTCATCGGCGACTCACCAGGGGTGTAGACGGCGTCCTGAAGCTGGACGTTCCCGGAGAAGACGACGCGGTAGTCGACGGGGATGAGGGAGCGGTCGAGGATGTTGGTGATCCGGGTGCCGGCGCTCTGCACCGTGGTGTCCGGGTTGACGTTGTCGAACCACACCTGCCCGTTCGTCACCGGGGGCCGCGGAGTGGTGGTGTCCGAGAAGTAGAAGCTGCCGTCGGGGTTCTTGTCGTGCATCTCGATCCCCGACACCATCTCGAACAGATCCACCAAAGTGATCACAAGCCGGTTCACTTGCTGCGACGGGTCGAACGCGTAGTCGTAGTCCTCGATGAAACCCCTGTACCGCGTGTACCAGGTCGAGTCGACGGGGTTGTACCTGCCGATCATCGCCTGCAACAAAGGCTCGAGCAGCCCATAGTGCGGCCCCGCCGCGTTGGTGGGGTCGAGCACCCCGTCCTTGTCCGCGATCGCGACTGTCGCGCGACCGACGTCGGTGCGGTCGAGCTCGTACTGGCGGCCACGGTCGATCTGGTACGACGTGACCAGGTTCGGCGTCGAGTCCAACCGGGTCCACACCGGCGCCCACGTGAACGGGCCGGTGCCGGCAGCGTCGAACGCGACCAGGAACCGGCCGACCGGGGCGACCGGGAGCGTCACCGTGCTCCGCGGCGAACCTTCGGCCGCGCCTTCGCCCGCGCCTCCAACTGGTTCTCGAGCTGCTGCATGTCCTGGATCCCGTGCAGATGCACACCGCCGTTGATCACGACGCCGCCACCCCGGGTCAACGAGTACGGCTTCGCCTGCGCGATGTCGTTCGAGAACCCCTTCGCGGCGCCTTTGAGCTGCTGGTTGATGTTCGTGATCTCGTTGTACGCCTCGATCTGCGCCTGAACCGCAAGCCTGCCGCTCGCAAGGGCTTTCCTGGCGGCGGCGCGCATCTTGATCAGGATCGGGCGGAGCGGCTGCCCGAGCGCCCCCGCCCTAGCCTCGGCGAGCTGCAACCCCAACGGTTCCGCGAACGACGGGGCGAGTGAGACGCCGAGGGTGCCGGGTTTGATGCCGCGGAGGAAATCCTGCGCGATCGCCTCGCTCACTTGCTGGTTCTTCGCGAGCACCCTGGCGGCGGCGGCGGCCCGGCGTTTCGCTTCGGCCTCGGCGCGCCGCTGGGCGGCGGCGGCCTTGTCGGCGGCGGCCTTCGTTTTCGCTGCTGCGGCGTCCTGGATCGACTGGATCTGCCCCAGCGTCGAGGTGAGGTCGTTGTAGTAGCGCGTGAGGGTGTCGGTGAGCTTCTGCCCGCCCAGCACCCCGCGCGCCTGGAGCGTCTTCGCGAACGCGATCGCCGAGCGGTCGTGCGCGGCCTGCTGCCCGAGCAGGCCGATGTTGTTCGGGTCGGCGGCGACGGCGACCTGGAGGCGCTGGTACGCGGTCTGCGGCCCGTAAACCGTGCCTGACGCGCCGGGGATACCGATCCTGGGGCCGCCCAGCCCGGCTGTAGCGCCTCCCACCGTGCCGAACCCGGTGACGGTATAGACGTTCCTTCGGATCGCGGCCCGGTACGCGGCCCGGGCGGCGCCAGCTGAGAACCCACCGAGGCCGGCCTCCTCGACGAACTTCCCCTGGCCCATTCCTCCCTGGACGGCGTTGTTTGCGAGGTATCCGAGCGACCCCGGCGGGAAGTTCTGGTTGCCGGCGCCTACCGCTTTCCCGAAACCGGTGCCGCCGAGCCAGTTCGAGAACGCCTCGCCGCCTTTCGCAACCGCGTACGCGGCAGCCGGGATCCCGAGCATCGCGGCGCGGAGCGCGAGCACGCTGCCCGTCGAGGTTCTCGCTGCTGCCCCGATCCCGCCGACACCGGCGGCGATACTGGTGATCCCCCCGAGGAGCTTCGCGGCTTTGAACGCCGCGAACGCGCCGATGAGAAGCTCGACGGCCTGCTTGGTACCACCGACTGCCTTGCTCAACGTTTGGAACGCGTCGGCGAGCGGGACCACGATCGCCTTGACCGCCTCGAACGCACTGACCGCGTCATTCACCGCGGTGTTCACGTCGCGTTGCAACTGGCCTGAGCGGTTCAGGTTGTCGAGCCACTTCGACAGTGACTCGAGGAGCCTGTTCACCGTCGGGAGCAGCGCTGTCCCGATGATCACCTCGGTGTTGTGGAGCGTCGCGCCGAACTTCTCGAACTCGGTCGTGTTCGCCGCAGCCTGGCCGCCGAACTTCTGCGCGACGATGTAGATCGCCTGCATCCCCTTGGTTCCCTTGGGGAGCTCGACACCGAGGCGTTTCAGCGAGGTTGTGTTGCCGTCGTAGGCTTTGCCGAGGATCAGCGCGGCCTGCGACAGGCTGATGTTCCTGGCCCGGGCGACGTTCGCTGCGACCCCCTGCAGCTGGAACGCCTTGGTGATGCTCCCCGTCGCGCGGTCCAATGTCGTGAGCCCGCGGGCGGAGTCTTCGCTCGTGAACCCGTACTTCGCCATCGACTGCTCCGCGGCGTCGACCCGGGCTTTGTTCTGCTGGAACGACTCGCTCGACGTTTTCATCTGCGCCGCCAAGGATTTCTGGGCTACGGCTGCGCCTTCGGCGGCTTTGATCGTGGTCGTGAACGCGGAGTACAAGCCTTGGGCGCCGACCAAGGCGCCGACGCCGAAGGCGATGTTGCGGCCCATGTTCTTGAAGGTGTGCTCGATCGAGGCCTGAAACCTGTTCGCCTCCGTCGAGGCTTGCCGGAACGACCTGCTCAGGCCGGTGGTCTCGCCGACGACCTCGACAACGAGTTTCCTAGCCATGGTTGAACTGGCCCGCGACGCGGTCGAGCATCAACTCGACGTTGGCTTCGAGCTCGCCGCGGTGACGTTCGAGGGCGGGTTCCATGGCGCGGCTCATCATCAGGTCGGCCAGGTTGGGCCGCCGGCCGGGGCCGCCTTTGCCGCCTCGTTGCCTGGGGGCGACGTAGACGAGGGTGCGGGTGACGCCGATCCGCATCCTGGCCCACGCCGGCGACGAGCTCATCCCGGCGATCGTCGAGAGTGCGAGCTGCTGGCTGTCGTTCGCGATCGGCCGGGCGACGTCTCGGAGCTCACGCCGTACCCCGAGCCTCGAGCTGCGGTCGGCGCGGGCGAGGGCGGCCTGGAACTCGCGCATCCCGCTGATGTGGACGGCGGGTTCAGGCATCACCGTTGCCGTGGATCGCTTGGAACCAGTCGAGGCAGCTCATCAGCTGCGCCGGCGTCAGGTCCCCAACCTCGCCCGGCGTGACGGCGAAGAAGCCAAGGCGGGGATCCCAGTGGGCGGCGGGATCAGCTCGTCCGAGCTCGCCGAGCTCGTCGGCGAATCGGTCCCAGAAGAGCTGCCGTTCACGGGCTTGCCTGCGGGAGGAGGGCTCGCTTCGGCGTCCTCCTCGACGGGCTGGTCGGCTTCCAACCGGATGGTGGCGCCGGCGGGGTTGTCGATCAGCCGCTCGTAGACGTCCGGGACCTCGGGCTGCTGGATCTTCCCGGCGCGCCGCAAGGCGATCGCGGCGAAGACGGCGAACAGCTCCGGGTCGCCGCCGCGCAAGCCGTCCTCGATCGTCAATGGCATGTAGCCCGACAGCCGTTTCACATAGCCCCATTCGCGGGTCGTGAGTTCCTGTTCGGCGACGTCGAACTCGTAGCGGCCGTCCCACGGCTTCACCCCGGTGAGGACGATCCAGTCCATCTAGGCGGTGGCCCAGGCGAGACCGGCGGCGTCGGCGGGCATGAACGTGACCTGGAACGCGTCCTCCGCCCCGCGGGTGGCGCCGGGGCCGTAGTCGTAGATCTGGACATTGCCTTTCAACGCCGGGGCGGTGGGGCCGATCGGCGCGGTCCCGACGGGCTGCCACTCGAACGGCACCGTGGTGCGGCCCGAGAAGATCGGGTAGAGCGTCGCGTGAACCTCACCGGTCCCGTAGGACCCGTAGAACTCGACCGTCACGCTTTCGGTGGTGGCGCCGGCGAGGTACTCATTCGAGCCGGCGGGGTTGAACCCTGACACGTCGATCTGGGCGTGCGACAACGTCGTCTGCACCGACCGGGAGAAGTCGGAGAGGTCGACCGAGTCAATCGTGAGCTTGTCCTGTAGCGCGATCCGTTTCGGCATCGCCGTCCTCCTTCTTCCTGGTGGTTTTCTTGATCGAGCCGCGCGCCAACGCGCGAGCCTCGAGCTCGGCGTCGAGGTCGGCCTCGAACGTCTCCCCCGGGCTGTGGCCCATGAACGCGACCGGCCCGGAAACAACGTATTTGCTCATAGGAACGCTCCTACTCTCCATTCGCAGCCGAGGAGCCCGTCACCCTGGTCATCGCTGTAGCGCCGAAACCCGCTGACGGATGATTGGTCGTCGACAACAACGTCGATCGCGGCGAGCGCCGCCTCCACCGAGGCGGCGTCGTTCGCGTCCAAAAGCTGCAGCAGCAGCTGGGAGCCGGCGAGTGGGTCGGCGACGTTGACGCGGGCGCGGACGGTGAACCAGACGCGTTTCTGCCCGACACCGAAGCCGGCGCCCTCCTGGAACGGCTCCGACGGGTACACATCAATCGAGGGTGGGGTCGGGAGCGGGTTGTAGTAGGCGTACACCTGCAGCTCGGGGATCTCGACGGTGAGCGGCTCGAGTGCGGTAGCGATGTCGTTGACGAGCTCATTCAGTGAGGTGGTCACGCGACCGACCAGCTCGTCCGTAGCGGCTCGAGCCGGATGTGGTGACGCCGCCAGCTGTCCTGGGCGCCCATGATCGGCACCTGGTCCGGGCCGGCGGGGATAAGTAGGAACGGCCGGAACTCCATGTTCCACAGCTCGACGGCCCGGGCGAGGTTGACCTCCTCGAGGATGTCGAAGTCCGGGCCTGTCGAGGGCGCAGGGTTCGTGACCGGGTCGTAGCCGAGGTCCAGGTCGATCTCCCGTGCGCCCTCGTTCAGGACGCGATCCATCGCGTCGGACTCCAACGCTGTCGGCGCGGGTTTCGCGAGGACACGTTGCAGGTCAGCGGTGGTCGCGTACGGCAACTAGCCCTCGTTCTCGTCGATCACTGCGCGGATCTCGTCCTTGCTCATCGCCGCGTTCGCCGGCGAGTAGCCCTTGCCCTGGGCGTAGTCGAGCAGCTGCGCCTTCGTCATCTCGTCCAGGGTCGGCTCCTCGCCGTCCTCGTCCTGGGGGTCGGGGCTGCCGCCGCTCCCGGTCCCTTGCTCCCATGACGGCGACTGGTCTTCGCGGACGACCTGCTGGTTCGGGTCGTCCCAGATCGTGCCGCCGCTGCTCATGGCGTCTTCGTGATCTTGATGATCCCCAGGGGCTCGATCACGAGCGGGGTGAAGTAGCCCGCGTACGCAACCTGGACACCGAGCACCGACGGCTCGACGACCTGCATCGAGCCGAGCCGGTCCTCGTACACCTCCGCCGCGGCCGTGCTGAACACCAGGCCGGTGTTCGCGGTGATCGCGGGGGAGACGTAGATCGGGATCCCGGCGATCTGGCCCATCAGCCCGGAGCCGAAGTTGCCGGCGTTGAACCCGGGGGACTGCTGGTTGAACGGGTTGACCGGCGGGAAGATGCCGCCCCACTGCGCCAACAGGCCGGGCGGGATGACGGCGAACACGGTGCCGGCGCCCTTGACGCCGGTGTAGATCTTCGAGGCGGCGTCCCACAACGCGTTGGCGATGTCGGTCGAGGTGTTGACGCCGGTGACGAGTGTTGCGCCGGCGGTCGCGGCGGCGGCGAACGCGGTTGCTGCGGCGGCTTCGGTCTGGATCGCGTACTGCCCCGCGAGGTCCGTGACGACAATATCCATCACGGAGGGCTGCGAGAAGTCGATGTCCTGGCGGGAAACGTTGACGTAGCCGCCGTAGGTTGCGGCTGTTGCTGTCAGCTTCGTGATCGTCATCTTCTGGCTGCTGAGCTCCGCCTTCTCTGCCGATTGCGCCCCCACGGTGGTGTGGACCGTGACTTTCGGCCGCGACCACGTCTGCCCGGGCAGCTGCCTCGGCCCCAGCGCACTCACCAATGGCCGGTTCGAGTCGATGAAGTCGACGACCGGGCCGAGGATCGGCGTCGGGATCAGGCCGGGGTTGTCCGGGGTCGTCTGGTGGGAGGCGGCGCGGTTGTAGATGTCGAGCCGCTTCTTCGCGTCGCTGTCGCCCAGCCCGGCGCGCCACAGGTCGATCGCGTAGTGGCCGGCGGAGCGGTACTCGATCTCCTTGGGCGGCGCGGGCGTCTCGCGCATGTACGGCGCGATCTCGGCGAGCATCGCGCGAGAATCGACGTCGACGCGGCGCAGCTCCTTCAACGGGCCGATCTGGTTCTGTAGCTCGCTGACACGGTCGCGGGCCCTGGTCGCGAGCTCCATCTCCTGCTCGCTCAGGTCGCGGCCGGCTTTCTCGGCTTCCTCGAGGAGGCCGTCCATGAACTGGTTCTGCGTTTCGACCTCGGCGACGAGCCGGGTCAGCATCTGGTCGGTCGTGCGCATGACGTGGGGTTCCTTTCGACGCGAACGGGATGAACGAGTTCGCTCGAGCTGCCACCTCACCCCACGGGCCGCGCGGCACCCCCCACGGGGGCCATCAACGCGCGTTTGTCTCTTGGTGGACTACTCCAATCATGGCATAACGGTCGGACAGCCGCCAGCCGCGGACGACGTCGAGGTTCGGCCGGTCCGCAGGGTCGGGGTCCGGGTCCGCGGTGTCGCGGACCGCCAACACGTTCGCGGTCTTGTACGCCGGGTCGGGTGTCATCGCGATATGGTCGAGCCACAACCGCGACAGCCGCCGGAGGCCGCGTTCGGGCCATGTTTCGCCGCCGTCTGGGACACCGAACCCGGCCGAGGCGTCCAACAACCCTTCGTTCGCGAGCTGCAGCGTCTCGTCGCCGTCGGCGGTCCTCGCGATCTGCAGCTCCGCGACCAGGCCGTCATCCCTGGTGGGGTGGAACTGGATCGCTTTCCCGACGACATGGTCGATCACATGGCCGCGGTTGACCATGATCCGGCGGTGCGCGGCGTCCAATCCTTCGAACGCGCCCCGGCTGACGATCTCGCGGATCAGGCGGCCGTGATGGACAACCTGGGCTTCGGTCTCGTAGGGCATCACGACCAGCTCGATCTGGCGTTTCGGGAAGCTGACGTCAAGCTGGCCGGCGGCGCGGTATTCGATCACGAGTTGTGTCATTGCAACACTCCTGCTGCGGCAAGGTCAGGACTGGTTGAGTCGTTGAGGCGTTCCGCGGCGCGGATCTCGTCGACCGTCATCGCGGGCTGCCCCGTCACCGGGTCGACGATGCTCGCGAGGATCTGGTAGGCCTGCGCCCGCTCGAGCGGTTCGCCCTGGACGTAGTCGTCGCTGTTCAGCTCGATCATCGTCCCGCGCGGCAAAGCCCACCCCGACAGCGCGGCCATCACAGCGCCCGCTTTCGGACGGAGCCCGGAGCGCCAATGCTGGTCGTACAGCATCGCCACGTTCCGGTACGTCATCGGGTCACCCCCGGACGGGAGCCCGACGATCACCGGGGGGATCCCCAACAGCTCCGCGATCCGGGACTGGTTGAAGCGGAGCAGATCCAACAGGGCCATGTCGGACGGGTTCAACTGAGTGGGACTCCACGTGATCCCGCCGGCCAGGACGGCGGGCTCCCCGATCGACGACGACCTGGCGGCGACCCACTGCTGCTGCAGCTGGGTCGCCTGGGCGCTCGAGATGTTCCCCGGGTGCGTCAACACCCCCGTCGGGACACCGGTGGTGGCGAGCTTGGTGCCGTACTGCGTCAGGACCTGGTCGGCGATCATCCGCATGCTCCCGGCATCCAAGGGGCCGGTGCCGTGCGCGTACCCCGTCGATGACTGATAGCGGACGTGGAGGATGTCGTCGGTCACGTCCATCCCGGCGATGTCGTACGACCGGATCCCGCCCAACAGGGTGACGTTGACGAACCAGGGTGGGACGACATGGAACCGTGCGGGCCACCCCGTCGAGTAATAGCTCGTTGCGAGCACGAACGCCTCGCCGAGCTGGTAGTCCCAGAAAAGCTGTTTCAAGAACTCGTCGAAGGACGCGTACAGGACGGGGTCGGGGTTGTTCAACCAGTCCGCCGACAGCGTCGGGGACGCACCGACCAGATAGGCGGGCATCGCCGACAACACACTCGCGTTCCTGTCCAGGCACATCCACGCGGTGTCGGTGAGGACCTCCATCCCCGTCGAGCCCCACAACGGTGTCGACCAGTCCGCCGGCCACCCCGACCACGGTGACGGCGTCACCCTCGCCGGCGGCGCCCACCCCGGGTCAGGCGGCCCCGTGATGACAACACCGGACGGGTCACCCGGCACTGCGTCCGGCGGCCCCACGCTCGCGGGTGGCACCCCGGGCGGGTTCGTGTTCGGGAGCTCCGGGTCAGACGACGGCCGGATCGAACGGTTCCAGAACGCCATCAGAAGATCACCGGCACCGGCTCGGGGACATGCGCCGCGTTCACAGCCCAGCAGAGCGCCTTCACGAGATGAGTCGAGCCGCCGGGGACGAGCTGCAACCCGGTCGAGAGCTCCTTCACCAGCGCCGCGGTAACGGCCTGATCCAGCTCACCCGTGTTGTCGTGGGCGAGGGCGCCGCCGGCGGCGAGATCCCTGAGCAGGGGGAGGCCCAACCGGGTCTCGCCGCCACCCGCGGGTTGCGGGCCCGGGGCCATGCTCTCAGGGACACGCCCCAGAAGCGACGCACCAACCAACAAAGCGCGGACCTCACGCAACACCGAGAGGCGCTGCACGTCGAGCATCGCGGAGTCCCAGTCCGCGCACAACCACCCGTCAACCTCGAGGCGGCCGTCGCCGAGCTCCGCGGCGACGGCGATCGCGGCGCCGTTGCCAAAGTGGTCCTCGACCGCGACATACAGTGGCCCGTCCCCGCGCAACCCCGGCTGCTCGAGGTGCGCCCACAGGCCGGCGGGCAGCAGGAGCTCCCCGACCCCCGTCGGCACGGTCCGGTCGGGCCACCGGTTCAACCACTGCGCCTGAAACGCCTCCACCGGGTCCGTCTCATCCTCATACACCTCCGCTTCACCCGCCTGGACGGCGTCAAGCTGGCGGCGGATCAGCCGTTCCCGCTGCGGCGTCCAGTGCGGCGACGCCTGCCGCCACCCGTCCACGTCATCCAATGCGCACGTCTTCGGCGTCGACCACTCGATCAGCAGATCCCCGTCACCGGACTCCAAGCGCTCGAGCGCGGCCTTGCGGCGGGCGAGCATCAGTGCCGTCGCTTCACGGTGGGCCGTCGAGACCAACCAGAGTTGCGGCTGCACTCGCTCCACCATCGTCGGCGCAAGGCCTTCATCGACGATCTCGGGCCTGACCTTCCACGCCTCGTCGACCGCGCCGACCGAGACTGAGTAGCCGTAGACCGCAGTCTTCGCTCTGAGTAGCCAGCGTGACCGGGCCGCGACGAGCTCGATGAACACCGCGCCGTTCGCACGACCGACCTTGAACCGCGGATCACCCTCCGCCCAAGCCATCGCCGGCCTCATCACCTCGGCGCAAACCTGGAGATCCTTCCCGGTGTGCAACACATCCTGCGGCTCGCCGAACCACTCCGCCTGCTCGATCCGCCACAACAGAAGCTCCCTGAGCAGCCACGACTTCCCGAGCTGCCGCGCCATCGTCAGCAGCATCGTCTCCCACACCAACCGCTGATCGCTGTCGACCTCGAGCAACCTGGTCGCGACCAGCCGCTGCCACCACCTGAGCGGCCTGCCGTCACGCGCCCCGGCCCAACGAGCGAACTCGGCACCGAGCGAACCGACGGCGGCCGGGTGCGGCCCGGTCATGTACCGCGGCCACGTCGCATCCGCAGGTACCGCGACGAGCTCGGCGAGCCACGGCACCCGCCAACACTCGTGATCCGACCCGAGCCCTACACGTTCTGGCTCAGGCTCGAGGGCCGGCGGCGGCACCCACCTCCGCCGACCCCCCGCAGCCCGATTACACCTAGCGTGCTCCGGCCCCGAATACAACGACCGATCGTTGTCGTCATGGCCCAGATCCCAAGGCTCACCAGGGATGATCAACTCACCGCAACGCGCGCAACGAACGTTCCCGCCAAGCACAAAAGCCTCGAGGCGGCGCCGGGTCGCTACATGCTCCGGACCGTAGCCCCGCTCGGCCGAACTCAGCCCCGCCCTCGCTAACTGCGTCGGCATCTCGCGGTCTCGCCCAGAGGAGAGAGATTTTTGGAC